AAAATGTCAAAAGAAGCTTTAGAAAAAAGAATGGAACGAGAACAAAATGCAGAGCTTAACAAAGCTAAGAAAGAACCAATAAAATCAACAAAGTATATTATAATTGTATTTTCTTTTATAGGAATTTTTAATGCATATAATGAAGGAACCTTTTTTCAAAATCTATTTCCTTACGCATTACTTGGTTTATATGATAATTTTATTTATAGCCGTTATACTATTGGAGATAAAAAAAATTTAATTAGGTTTATTAATTTTTCAAAAGTATTTTATAGACTTACTTTTTTAATTTCAACACTTGGTTATTTTGGATTGATAAAAATCCAAAATAATTTTATTCTTATAGCATTTGAAGGACAAAAGTATGTATTAATGAGATCTTATTTTTTGTTTTTTTGGGTTGTTATATATTATTTATTAATGGGAGCAGAATTATACTTACCCTTGGAAAGAGGTGAAATAAAATGAAAACAATGTTATTGGTTGTAGTTTTTATTTTTTTAAGTTCATATATTGGATTATTTATCCGTGCTAAAATAGAAGGTGTTAAAATATATAAGAATATTTTTGATATTTTATCTCTTTCAATGATATTTTTTAAATTCGAAAGTTTGATAAAAATATTTTTTATATCTTTAAAATATAAAGAAAAAACATATCAAAAAAAAGTTAAATCAAAAGTTGGTGAAAAATTTGCAAATTACATTGGAAGCGAATTAACACAAAATAAATTAATGAAAAAATATGCTGCAATATAAAATTAAAAGTTTAAGATATTTAATAATCAAAGCTCTTGTAGAAATACAGGGGCTTTTTAATTTTAAAAAGTGAGGTGAAAAAGATTGACTAAACAAGATTTATTTGTAAAAGAATATTTAAAAGACTTGAATGGCACACAAGCATATATCAGATCAGGATATAAAGTTAAAGATGAAAACAGTGCAGCCGTTATGGCTAACAGATTGTTAAGAAATGTTAAGATACAAGAGAAAATACAAGTTGCAATGAAAGAAAGAGAAAAAAGAACTGAAATAACACAAGATAGAGTATTAAATGAGATTGCTAATCTAGCTTTTACAGACAGAACTGGAATAGTTAATCTTAAAAATAATAGCCTCATAATTAAAAACTTTGATGAGTTAAGTCCTGAACAAAAAGCATGTATATCGGGTGTTAAAGAAACTAAGTTTGGAATAGAAGTAACATTTTACAATAAAGAAAAAGCCTTAGAGATGTTAGGTAGGCACTTAGGGATGTTTACTGAAAAACTAGAAGTTAAAGGAGAATTAAAAACAGAGGATCCATTTAAAGGATTATCAACAGATGAACTAAAAAAGGTGATATTTGGTGGAGATAAATAAAGAAGCAATAAAAAGAGCAAAATTAGAACTTGCAAGACGTGAGTTCTTTTTTTATTGTTATTTAAAAGCTCCTAACTTCTATAAATATGAGAGAAAATTTTTAGTTGATTTATGTAATGATTTACAAAACTTTCTTACAAGTGATGATGAAGTACTTATTTTAAATCTTCCACCTAGACATGGAAAGTCAAGAACGGTAGGAAATTTAGTAGAGTGGTTACTTGGTAGAGATATAAATGCAAAAATAATGACAGGAAGTTATAATGAAACTTTATCAACTACTTTTTCTAAAAATGTTAGAAATACTATACAAGAAGTAAAAGGTGATAAAGATAAGATAGTTTTTTCAGATATATTTCCTGGAGTAAGTATAAAACAAGGTGATGGTGCTATGAACCTTTGGAGTTTAGAAGGTGGATATAATAACTATCTAGCAACTGCACCTGGTGGAACTGCTACAGGTTTTGGTTGTAGTCTTATGATAATAGATGACTTAATCAAAAATGCAGAAGAAGCTTACAATGCTAATGTCTTAGACAAACATTGGGAATGGTATTCACAAACAATGCTTTCAAGACTTGAAGAAGGTGGAAAAATAATAATTATAATGACTCGTTGGGTTACTGGTGATTTGGCTGGTAGAGCAATAGAACATTATAAAGCAGAAGGTAAAAAGATAAAACATATAAAAATGAAAGCTGTTCAAGATGATAAAGGTACTATGCTTTGTGATGAAATATTAAGTTATAAATCTTATTTATCTAAAGCTAAAGCTATGGGACCAGAAATAGCTTCAGCCAACTACCAGCAAGAGCCCATAGACATCAAAGGTAGATTATACAGTGAATTTAAAACTTATGTTGATTTACCAAAGGAAAAAATAGTAAAAATTGCTTCTTATTGTGATACAGCTGATACTGGAGATGATTTTTTATGTAATATCATTTATGCAGATTGCAAGGATAGTGCTTATATACTAGATGTTATCTATACCAAAGAAGCTATGGAAATAACAGAACCTCTTGTTGCTGAAGCATATAAAAAGTTTAATGTGAATGTTGCAGATATAGAAAGCAACAATGGTGGTAGAGCATTCGCAAGAAATATCGAAAGAATTACAAGAGATAAAGGAAATTATAAGACTATTGTTAAATGGTTTCATCAATCGGGTAATAAGATTGCAAGAATATTATCAAATAGTGCCTGGGTTAATGCAAATGTCTATATGCCTATAGATTGGAAAAATAAATGGAGTGAATTTGCAAAAGATATTATTTCTTATCAAAAAGAAGGAAAAAATAAACATGATGATGGACCTGATGCTTTAACTGGTGTTGCTGAAAAAATAATAAATAGAAATGAAGTAAGAACAATAGATAGAAATGTCTTAGGAATAAGATAAGAAAGGAGGATTAATGGATGTACAGGAATTAAAAGAAGCACTAGAGGCATTTATAAAAAATGAATTACCAGAACTTCAAAAGATGGAAGATTATTATAGTGGGAAACATAATATTTTGAATAAGAAAGATAGAAGCAATAAGAAAAAAGATACTAAATTGATTAATAATTATTCAGAATACATTGCAACTATTGCAACAGCCTATTTTTTAGGAAAACCTATTTCTTATGCTTTACAAGACGATAAGTTTAAAAAAGATTTTGAAAAGTTATCTGAATATTTAGCAACAGAAGAAGAGCAGCAAGAAAATTTTGAGCATTCTCAAAACTGTAGTATTTTTGGTAAATCTTATGAATTATGGTATAAAAATGTGGATAATACTATTGGAAATGTAGTTGTAGATCCTCGTGATTGTTTTATTTTGAGAGATAATACAGTAAAAAAAGAAATAATTGCTGCTGTCAGATGGGATAAAACTAAAAATAAAGAGGATAAATGGGTTTATACATTGGAAGTTTATGATAGTACTAGTGTTACAACTTATGAATATATCAATGATAGTGATAAAAAAGAAGTTCCAACTGTAACAGGAGAAACTAAACCACATGGATTTAATCAAGTCCCAATTATTGAGTTTTTGAACAATAAAAGGGCTAATGGAGATTTTAAAAATGTAATTTCTTTAATAGATGGTTATAACGAAGCTACTTCAACTGCTATTGATGATATGAAAGATTTTACAGATGCATACTTAGTTTTGGTTAATATGGGTGGAACTACTGATGAAGAACTAGAAAGAATGAATAAAAATAAAGTTATGCTTATTAATGAGCAAGGTGATGCTAAATGGCTTGTTAAACAAGTTAATGATAACTATGCTCAAAACAATAAAAATAGATTGAACCAGGACATTCATAAGTTTTCTATGATTCCAGATATGCAAGACAAAGAATTTAGTGGGAATAGCTCAGGAGTTGCACTTGGATATAAATTATTAGCACTAGAGCAATTAGCAGCACAAAAGGAAATGTATTTTAAAAAGGCAATTAATCAAAGATTACAACTTATGATAGATTTTCATGACTTAAAAATAAAATCTACTGATATTCAAAAAGTCTTTACTAGAAATGTTCCAAAGAACTTAGTTGAAGCCGCAGATACAGCTCAAAAGTTACAAGGAATAGTATCACATGAGACTATTTTATCTACATTGCCTTTTATTGAGGATGCAAAAGGCGAATTAGAAAAGATAAAAGCTGAAGAAGATATAAATGCTATGAAAGATATGAATACTCCGATTAGAGTTGATGTAAATGACTCAAAAGAATAGAGATTATTGGGAAGAAAGACAAGTTAAAAGAGAAGCTAAGGCTTTTACTGCAATACAAGATGTTGAAAAAGAGTATCAAATAGCACTTTCAAGAGCTAAACAGGATATAATTAAAGAAATTAGCAGAATAACAACAACTTATATGAATGATAATATTCTAAATTATAATGAAGCTTTGAAACATTTAAAAGGTGATGATTATAAAGTTTGGAAAAAAGATTTACATGATTACATGAAAGAATATAACAAACTTTTAAAGAATGCACCTTTACAAGCACAAAAATTATATTTAGAAATTGAAACATTATCTGCTAAAAGTCGTATAAGTAGATTGGATAGTCTTAAATCACAAATAGACATGGAATTAACAAAGTTAATATTCAGAGTTGAGAATGATAGTATTAATGCATTAACATCAGTTTATAGAGATACTTTCATAGAAGTAACAAAGGATTTGGGTATTAATCCTGTTGTTAGTAGAGATAAAATAAAAACAGTATTGGATAAGCCTTGGAGTGGTGCTAATTTTTCTCAGAGGCTTTGGAGCAATACTGATAAATTAGCTGAAACAGTAAAGCAAGAAATAGTTAATGGAATGATACAAGGTATTAATTTACAAACTATGACTAAAAGAGTTTCTGAAAGATTTGAAACAGCTAAAAAGAATGATGTCGAAAGACTTATAAGAACTGAAGTTAATTATACTTTAAATCAAGCTACCTTAGATGGATATAAAGAAGCTGGGATAGAAAAATATGAATTCAGTGCTACTTTGGATAGTAGAACAAGTCAAATTTGTTCTGAGTTGCATGGTAATATATTTGAAATAAAAAATATAGCTATTGGACTTAATTATCCACCAATGCACCCAAGATGCAGAAGTACAACTATTCCTATCATTGATTATGAAAGCTTAGTTAAACAAGGTAGAGAAGAAATAGAAAAGAATAATTATACTTTAGATGATTCTAATAATGAACCATTGACAAATGATGAAAATAAGAGTATAAATGAATTTAAAGAAGCAAGTTCAATAAAAGAAGCTAATGAATTTGCTGAAAAGCTAGGACTAAGAGCTGATTATACAGGGATAGATATAAGATGTGCTAATGAATGGGCAGTCTTCGGGGGCAGTCTCCATTCATGCTATGATTAACGAAACTGAATACATATGGACATTGAGTAAAACCCAAAAAGGTAAAAGGGGCCTGGGTTGAGGGGGTTTTAAATGTGGGGTTATAACACAAATAAAGAAACAAAATACCCAGAATAG